CAATTAGACCGATTACCCCGAGAATATATTCATGGTCATATTGAAGTATCCAACCAGGATGTTTGGACAGATTTTAAGTGGTTTAAACCCGCTTTGAAGACTGTCATGCTCAAGAATCCTGGGTGGGAAGCGGTGAAATTAAATGTCAGTGACAAACAAGAACTCTGGCAATTATTAACATCTCAATCCATTAAACCCGATAAAAAAGCGGCCGAAGCAATTAGCTTTCTTCTTGGTTTTCAGTTCACAGATGATTTAATTTCTGAAGTGAAAACAGAGAAGATAGCTTCCGTTAAGAAAAAGAAGGTTAATGAAGTAAATAAACCATGTCCTGCTGAGTTAGTGCCAAATCGTCCCAAGTGTATGCAAAAAGGTTGTACGTGGGTTCATTCATCTTTAAAAAAGAATGAAACACACGTTTGTCCTTATGTATCACCTGTTAAAAAAGACGAAGCTAAAGTAGGTGGAAAACCAAAACTCCGTGTTAATGGAGCGAATGCTTATGCGATTGTTTATGATTTCCCTCTTGAATATGAAAATCCTAAAGCCGCTTATTTGGTTCGTAAACTACCGCAAGGTTGTTACGAATTATCAGGCGGTGTGATCAGATTTGAAAGAGATGAAATCGCGAACAAATTGATTGAAAGTCTTCAATTGACCGGTACAGCGTGTTTTGTTAAGAAACATTTTGTGACGGCCAAGCACGTGTTCGAAGAGAATGCAGGCAAAAGACTTTGTTTATATAATCATCATGATCGTAGTATGCATGCCATTACCGATGTCCGTTCCCTAATTGATAGGGATATTGCAATATTTGCTGCTGGAGGAGCTGAACTGATGAACTTCGTTGGAGTACAGTACAGTAAACATAAAGCTGTTGTCGCTAGTCTAAATACAGCGCGTAGTGGTGTCACTCTCGTTAAAGTTGACCATACCACGAAGCAGCCCTACTGTGAATCAGGTCAGGTCAAAAGCAGATCTGAAGAATTTGGAGAATTGAGCTATGATGTCCCCACCGAATATGGTGATAGTGGATGTGTGGTCTACGATTCTGAGACTGGAATGGTGTTGGGAATCCATAAAGGAATTGATATTAAAGGTTCTACCAATAAATGTCAAACCTTTAGGATTGAACACATCAGTGCAGTTCTACATATGCAAATTCCTTCAGAAAAGAGTTTAAACTAGGAACCCTCATGGACAGAACTATCATTAGGTACGATGAAGACATGTTAACGTTTGATTGGAAACTAACACATGGAATTCATGAGGGTGCCAGTAGTGCTTTTAACGTTGAACTCGAACAATATGCAGAATCCCAAGGAATATCAGTCCCGGATGGGTATTATCCTGCTCTGTTGAATAAAACTTACTTGGAGAACGACTTTGAGAAATTTCGTAAGATTTATCCCTTTAATCCTGTTAAGGAAGATTGGGAGCGAGCGAATCGAGTCTTCAGTAAAATTTTTTCACCCACCATGGTTGGTGGGGTTCTAACTTTTGATGAAGCCATTAGTAAAATAGAATTATCCGCTTCGCCTGGATTTCCTTTTAATAAGAAATTCAAGACGAAACGGGATGTGCTAGCCGATAGCGAATGTTTGGAAAAACTTCGGAGTGTCGTAAGTGCAATATTCTCTAAAGGTGAATTCGAGTATGAATTTATGGGCGAAAAATACCAACACTGTTTTTGGCAAACGAGTCCAAAATCAGAGATTCGACCGGTTGAGAAATACAACCATGAGGATCTTAGTAAGAGAAAAACGCGAACATTTATGTGTGCTGACATCATTGTCCACATAGTTGGTTTTATGCTTTATTATGAGCAGAATAACAACTTGCTTCACTTAGGTTTAACTGAGAGTTGGAGCGCCATGGGTATTAATCCTTGGTATGGTGGATGGAACCAACTTGCTCAGATATTAACTCGTAACGGGTCAAACGAGTTTGAGTGTTGGGATGCCAGTCATATGGAAGCGAGTTTAGGTGATGCGATGCA